AGGAGATACAGGCTCAAGCAGAACGTGATGCTATTAACTCACCCGTTCAGGGCATGGCATCTGACCTCACAGTCCTATCAATGGTCTATCTACATCAACGACTCGATCCGCGTAAAGCTAGAATCATAGGTAATGTGCATGATTCGATTCTCCTTGAAGCAAGAGAAGCTTATGCCGAGGAGACGGCCAATATTGTAAAAGAAGTGATGGAGAATTTGCCTCTTAAGAAGCTCTTTGGATATTCTCCATCTATTCCCATTGAAGCAGAAGTTACAATCAGTCAACATTGGGGAGAGGTTGAACCTTGACAGCGGAGGCCTAGGTATATTATAATAGATAGGTCAGGAGGCACGGTGGCAGATCTTATTGACGTTAACTTCAACCAATCACGACTGAAATATTTCAACCGTTGCCCAAAGCAGTATGAATACAAATACATCCAACTTCTAGAGCCTAAGAAGAAACAAAGACCTCTCTTCTTAGGTTCTTGGGTTCATGCCGCCTTGGAAACCTACTATACTCAGGGTGATTGGAAGGTTGGTCATCTTCAATACGTCAATGAATGGAATAAGCTATTCGAAGAAGAGCGACTAGCCCTGAGAACTAGAGGGAAGACAGTCGGTCCGCCTCTGCCACAGGTGGTGGAGAGGATTATGAAGTCCTATCTCTGGTACTACCGTAATGATGGCTGGGAACCATATCTGGTAGAACAGGTTCTTGAAGTTCCAACCCCTCTTCGTGTAAATGGAAAACAGTTCATTTTCAAGGGGCGATTGGACCTGATTGTCAGGGACGAGGAAGACCTCCTGTGGCTAGTAGATCACAAGACTGCTAGTCAGATTCCGATGCCGACCTCATTCCATGCGATGGACCCACAGTTAATGCTCTATCCTTGGGCAGCTAAAATACAGTATGATCTAGATATTGCTGGAGTAATCTACAACTACGTAAAGAGTAAGCCTCCATCCATCCCTCAGATCAATAAAGACGGATCCATCAGTCGTAGAAAGATTGTTACTGACTATCCGACTCTATTGAGATTTCTAAAACAACACAATAGGGATCCTAGGGACTACATCGAAATTCTCCGGCCGATGGCCCGGAAGTCAGAATTCTTACGGAGATACAAACTTCCACGAGAGCCTGTAGTTACTAAAGAAATCCTGCTTGATACCCTATCGGTGGTCAAGAGGATCGATGAGACTAGGCGATTTACCAGAACGATTACTCGAGATTGCGTCAGATGTGCCTACCATGATCTTTGTCGGTCAGAACTGAATGGGTTCGATACCAAGATTATGAGGGACCAGATGTTCGTTATCTCAGAGGAGGATTACGTAAGTGGCAGTGACTCTGGAACCGTCCTCGAAGACGACGACGAAAACGACGAGGGATGAGTCAGCAACGAAGGCGGCTACTAGAATCACTCCTGTAGATAAGATCGATGACAAGTACTTCAAGATGTGCCTTTATGGGAGAAATAAGGTCGGGAAAACCGTCTTCTCCTGCAGTTCTGAATTGAAGACTTTGATCATTGATTGCAATGAGAAAGGCTACGCTTCTGTCAGGGGGAAGCCGAATGTAGATATCTATGAAGTAACTCGCTGGGAAGAAATCGATCCTATCTACTGGTATCTTCGCAGTGGTAAGCACGACTATCAGGTTATAGTTTTAGATACCATCACGATGTTAGCATCTATCGGAATGAAATGGGTACTCAAGGACGATCTCGATAGAGATATGACACGGGATCCATTGACTCCAGATAGGCGGAGCTATCTCAAGCTTGGGGAGATGCTCAAAGATGCTATCATCAAGTTCAGAAACCTACCTTACCACATAATCTTCAATGCTCAGGAGAAGACTTCCACAGACGACGATGAGGAAGGGAACACTCTTATTGAAACACACCCTGAATTGTCGCCGGCTCCCAGGTCGGTTCTTCTCTCGGCAACTAATATCATCGGACGTATCTACGTGAGGGAGGTAGAGGTCAAAGGTAAGAAAGTTATGGAACGGAGGATGCTCTTAGGATCATTCCCCAAGTACGTTTCTGGTAATAGGTTCCATGAGCTCAGAGCAATTGAGCGGAACCCAACCCTCCAGGATTTCCTGGATCGAGTATACGGAGGCAAGGATGCCAGCCCCGAAAGTCCCGAGTAAGCTTAGCATTGACTTCTCTAACGTCGAAGATCGACGCGAGGGCGGCAAGGCAGCTCATGTCCCGCCGGGAGATTATCTCGTTCAGGTCGTCGGTTGTGAACTGAAGACCAAGAAGGATGACGAGACCTCCAAATATCTCAGCTGGAGACTCCAGATCGTAACGCCCGAGAAGTACAAGGGGGCGGGGACAATCTGGCATACCACTAGCCTCAAGCCCGAGGCCCTGTGGAATCTCCGCAATTTCCTCGAGGATCTGGGTATCTCAGTTCCTAAGAAGTCAGTGGACGTTCCCATCCAGGCTATCGTCGCCAAGAAGTTGATCATTGGGGTGACTCTGGATGATGACACTTACAACGAAAAGACGAAGTCGAAGGTCCAAGCGACTTTCAAGAAGGCTGATTACGAAGGGACCAGTGAAGACGAGGAGACTTCTGACGGGGGCTCCGCCGAGCTCGACGCGGAAGACGAGGAAGACCTCGAGGAACTGGATGTAGACGACATCTAGGCCGGAGTGGTGGAACGGCAGACACAACGGACTTAAAATCCGTCGGCGAAAGCCATGAGGGTTCGAGTCCCTCCTCCGGTACCATAGGGGAGTAGCTCAGTGGTTAGAGCACCTGTCTTATACACAGTTGGTCCTGGGTTCGAATCCCAGCTCCCCTACCAATGAACACACGAAAACCGCCCCTAGAGAGCAGGATCGTCAAGAAAGTTCTTGAGGCCCTACGCGCTAGGGGCGGCTTCTGGGCAAAAACTCA